TACAGTTCGATCACGTAGGTCCAGGCGGAGAGGCGGAACGGCCCGGCGAGGTAGCCGTCGCTCTGCCGGTAGCTGGCCGCGACGACGTCCTGGCCGCAGCAGCCGCAAAGGCGTGCCTCGTGCACCGTGTAAACGGGGCTGTCGGGCTGGTTCAGCTTGAACTTCGCACCGAGCTGCAGCTCGCGCAGCTGGCGCTGCCTCGGCTTCTCGTTCGCGCGGTCGATCGTGGTCGTGTTGGTCATCTGTCTGTGTTCTGTCTGTTGGAGGTTTCGGCCGTTGCTGCGGCCATCGTCAGCGACGCGAAGAAGCGCCGGACCTCCGGCGAGCTAGGCGCCGTAGGACGCCTCCTCGCAGCAGGGCGTGCAGAGCCACTCGCCGTCGACGCGGTGCAGCATGTCGTCGACGTCGCCAGCGCGGGCGCCGCAGCAGTCGCACGGCGCTTCGAGGTAGTTGTCGTCGGTGATCACGAATCCGTTCTTGGTCTTGGTCATCGGTCTGTGCTTGGTGTTGAAGGGGCCGCGCTGGGTTGAATGTCTGTCGTTGGCGGCCGTTGGCCTCCAACGCTACCCACCTGTCGGACGATGTCCAGAACTGTCTGACCTTGTTTGCAGATTTATTTTCGAGGGCCTCGTCGGCTACGGTCGAGCGTCTCCCCTGAAATGACGCCGGCCGCAGGGGCGGAACCCTGCGGCCGGCGCGTGTCCCCCCTGCAAGAGGAACCCATGAACGACGAACAGAGTAGCGCGGCCCGCGACGGCCGCAAAGGGCCGCGGCTGGACATTCTGCCGCGGCTGACGACGGCCGACGTGGACCGGGTCGCGCGCAACGCGCCGCGCGAGCTGCGCGACCGGCGCATCTGGGTCTGCGCGGACCGCAGCCCGATCACGCGAGCTGACGGCCGCACGGTGAGCTCGAAGGCGCCGCTGAGCTCGCGCGGCTACGCCGGCGGCGCGGCGAGCTCGACGGACCCAGACACGTGGATGACGTTCGCGGAGGCGTGCGCGTTCGCGATCGACGACGACCGGGTCGCGTGTCTCGGCGTGATGATCGACGGGCAGGAGCTCGTCGCCGTGGACTACGACCACGTGATCGGCGCCGGCGACACCATGAACCGCGACGCGCGCGAGATGCTGCGGCGCATGCCGCCGACCTACACCGAGCGCTCGCCCGGCCGCGACGGCATCCACCAGATCTACGGCGGCGTGTTGCCGGCGAGCTGGCGCAGCTCGGCGCGCAATGCGTTCGGCGCTGGCGCGCACCTGGAGTGCTACACGCGCGGTCGCTACCTGACGGTGACCGGCGACGTGATCGGCGGCTCGGTCGGCACGTGGAGCTCGCTGCGCGTGGACGACCCGCCGGCGCCGCTCGCGGAGCACCTGCGGCGAGCTGAGCGCGAGTCGAGCTCGACGGCCGAGGTGCCGCGCACGATCCGCGAGGTGCAGCACATGCTGTCGCAGATCGACGCCACCCCGCACGACGCCTGGATCGCTGCGGGCATGGCGTGCTTCAAGCTGGGCGTGCCGTTCGAGGTCTGGGACGAGTGGAGCGCGACCGCGCCGAACTACAGCGCCGAGGACGCCGAGAAGCGCTGGGACAGCTTCGCGGTGAACCCGCCGGAGCACCGGCCAGGGTGGGGCACGCTGTGCGAGCTCGCGCCTGACGCGACGTCTCCGCCGCCGCTGCGCGCTGAGTGGGGCGAGGTGCAGCTGCCGGCTGAGATGCCAGAATCGCGCGCAGCTGCGCAGGATTCTGTGCCCCTCTACATGCGCGGCGATGCGTTCCGCGCCTACATGGGCAGCGCGGAGTTCGCCGTCCAGGGGCTAGTCCCGCGCCGCGGGCTGGTGCAGCTGTTCGGGAAGCCGGGCGCCGGCAAGAGTCTCGTCGCGCTGTCGCTGGCGATGGCGATCGCATGCGGCGAGAGCAGCTGGCACGGCATGCCGGTGCACCTGCACGGGCCGGTCGCGGTGATGGTCGGCGAGGACGGCAGCGGTGTGGCCGCGCGCTTCGCGGCCGAGTGCGCGATCCGCGGCGTGGACCCGGCCGACGTGCCGGTCGTGTTCAGCACGTCGCCGACGCAGCTGCTCGACGCGGGACAGCTGCAGCTGCACGCGCAAGCGATCGTCGACGAGCTCGGCGAGGTGCCGGTCGCAGTGTTCGTAGATACGTTCGCTACGAACTACGGACGCGGATCGGAGGACAGCACCGAGGACATGTCCGCGGCCATGGCGAACGCCGGCGAGCTGCAGCGCACGTTCCGGTGCTTGCTGGCGTTCATCCACCACAGCGGGCAGGACAAGGACACGCGCGGACGCGGCAACAGCGCGTTCCTGGCGGCGGTCGACGCCGAGTTCCGGGTGTCGCAGGTGCCCGGCGGTGCCGGCAAGCAGACGGCCGCTCAGGCGTTCGGCAAGCCGCCGCAGGAGCCGTGGACGCGGACCGGCGACGTGGTCAAGCTGCAGCCGGTCAAGTGCAAGAACTGGCAGCGGCTGCCGCCGATCAGCTTCGAGATCTGCAGCGTCGAGCTCGGGCTCGATCAGCACGGCGAGATGGAGACCGGCGGCGTGGTCGTGCCGTGGGCTGAGCGCAGCGATCCTGACGTGGTGCCGGAGCCGATGCAGGCGGTCGTCGAGGAGGTGCTGGTGGCTGTGGAGCGCGGAGCTCGCGCGACCGAGCTGGAGGGCGTCGCATGTGGTGAGCTGACGCAGGCGCAGTGGCGGGCGCTGTGGCGGGACTTGTGTGCATTGGAGTGTCTGAACCTCGTCGAGGTGAAGGGGACCGGGCGGCACCAGCGTCTGGCGTTGACTGAACACGGGCGCAAGTGGCTGGAGGGCCGCGTGTTGTGATGGCGAGCACCTGTCTGATTGTCGCCCGTCACGGGCGAGGAGTGTCTGAAGTGGATTGTCGGCCGTCACGGGCGAGGATGCGTTTTGTCGCCCGTTGCGCTGTAAGTCGCTGCGCTGCATCGGTTTGTCGCGCGTCACGGGCGACAACGGGCGACAACGGGGGCCGAAGGTCGTCGCCCGTCAACGGGCGACGGTTCTACAGAACCGTCGACCAGGGCACGACGGCGGAGCTGCGAGGATGATCAGACACGTGCAGGTTGAGCTCGACTGGCCGCCGCGAGCGTGCATGCCGAACAGCGGCGCGCACGTGCACGCGCGCACGCGCGAGCGGCGCCGGCAACGGCGCGCAGCTGCAGGCGCCGCTCTCGTCGCCGCAGAGCTCCCGCAGGGGCCGTTGGCGGTGCGGCTGGTGTTCACCCCGCCGGACCGCCGCCGGCGCGACCTGGACAACCTCATCGCCGCGATGAAGGGCGCGATCGACGGCGTGTTCGAAGCGAACGGCCGCGACGACGCCGACGTGCAGCTGCTGGCCGGCAGCTGGTCGGGCGACGTGCGCCGGCCGGGTTCCGTGCTGCTGACGGTCGCGCCGCTGGTAGACTGCGACTCGTGATCGACTTCCACGACCACGAGTCGGTGCCGCCGCAGGCCGCGATCCTGATCAGCGTGATGCGCGCGGCGCCGGCGCCGCCGCGCGCCGGCTGGTGCTACGCCGGCGTCGACGACGGCGCGCAGCTGCTCAAGCTGGGCGGCACGTCGGGCTGCCCGCTGTGCCGCGTGCACGGCCGTCAGCTCGTCGCAGGCACGCGCCGGCGCGCGCAGCTGCGGCCGCTCGCGGCCGTCTGGTGCGAGGACTGGCGCGTCGCCGAGCAGCAGCTGCTGGCCGCAGCTGCCGAGCTCGCGGCGCCGCAGCACGGCACCGAGTGGTTCGCGTGGTCGGCGGCCCTGCTCGACGAGCTCGTCGAGCAGGGCCGGCTTCACACCATGATGACGTTCGCCCTTGAGGCTGCCCGACGGTTGGAGGCCGTCGACTGATGAATCGATGCCGCACCTGCAAGTTCTTCATGCCCGACGCCGAGGCCGACCACGTCGGCGACTGCCACCGCTACCCGCCGACGTGGCAGCCCGTCCCGATGTGGATCGCTCCCCCAGATCACATCGGCTTCCAGCACATCGAGGTCGAGCAGCAGACCGCCTACCCGGCCGTCGACGCCGAGGGCTGGTGCGGCGAGCACCGGCAGCTCGCGTTCCCGCGCGACGAGGAGCAGGCGTGACGCGGCGCGGCGACTGGTGGGACCGGCGCGAGCCGGCGCTGGGCTGCGCGCTCGCGATCGTCGCGTCGGCGTGCGCGTGGGCCGGCGTGGTCGCGCTGGTCGTAGCGCTGAGCGGCTGCACGCCGGTGCCGCAGCCGCTCGACGAGGCGCGAGCTCGCGCGCTGCAGCCGGTCGACCTGACGCCGGCGCTGGCCGTGCGCGCGCAGGCCGAGGCGACCTACACGCACGAACAGCGCGCGTCGGTGCACGTGCGCCCGATGCCGGGCCTGCCCGACGTCGTCGGCGGCTTGCCGATCGTCGTGCCGCCGGACCGGCGGCCGGTCGTCGGCCGGCGCTGGTCGGTCGGCTGGGTCACCCGGCCGGTCGCCGACAAGAAGGGCCGCCGGCCCGACCGCGCGGCGGCGCTGCTCGTCACGCTGCGCCCGCCGGGCCCGCCGCAGCCGGTGCCCGGCGGGCGGGGCGTCATGCTGCAGGTGCCGCCCGACTACGTGCTGACGCCGACGCGCGTCGACGAGCTGTCCGATCCGTCCGGCCCGTTCGCGTTCGAGCAGGACGGGGACGGACGGATCCGCTTGTCGCTGTGGCTGCCGCAGCAGCTGTTCGGCCTGTCGGCGTGGATGCAGCTGCTCGTCGCCGACGAGCGCGTCGCCGCGGGCTGCGTGTCGACGCCGGTCGTCGAACTCCACGTCGGGAGTCGATGACGGAGCCGCCGCGGCAGTCTGGCGGCAGCCGCGAACGGCCGCGGCAGTCTGGCGGCAGCCGCGAACGGCCGCCGCGCGTCGGCGACGACGTCGTGCAGTGGGCGCGCGACCTGCGCGAGCACCACGGCTACACGTTCAAGCAGGTGGCCGAGACGATCGGGCAGCCCTATGAGACGGTGCGCAAGTGGCTGCGCTACACTCGGCGTCCGTTCTTGCGCCGGAACTACCACCGACCATGACCCGAAAGTATGCGATGACAGTCAAGGAAGCGGCCGAGCTCGTGATCTCGCGCGTCGCCCGCGGCGTGCGCGTCGACCATGCGTGCAAGAACGTCGGCGACTTCGGCGGCTTCACGAAGCTCAAGTTCCGCGCAGCGCTGCGCAAACACCCCGAGCTGTTCGACGCCTACCGGCAGGCGCGCGAGGACTACGTGCGCGAGCAGGCCGACGAGGTGATCGCGCTCGCCGACGAGCTGGAGTTCGCGACCGACGCGCTGCAGGTGCGCGCGATGGAGGCGCGGATCAAGGCGCGGCAGTGGGCGGCCGAGCGGCTGCTCGACGACTACCAACCCAAGAGCAAGACCGAGCACAGCGGCACCGCGTCGCTGGAGGTCATCACCGGCGTGCCGCGCGCACCCGAGCAAGTCAAAGAGGTCGAGCACCGCGTGCTCGACGACGTTGAGGATCTGCTATGAACTACACGACCTGCAAGTTCTACGACCAAGAAGGCAAGCCGATCGGCGACGCGCTCGTCTCCGACGAGGTCGACGTCGTCCAAGCCGGCGACAAGGTCTACCTGCGCGGTGACCTCTACGACCCCGAGCTCAAGAACCAGTTCGGCGAGGTCGATGCCCCGCAGGTCTCGATGATCTTCAGCGCGTGACGAAGTTCACCGAGACGCACTGTCGACACGGTCACAAGTGGACCGACGAGAACACCTACCTCTACATCGACAAGCGCACCGGCGGCGTGACCCGGCGCAAGTGCCGGCAATGCACGCTGCGCCGGCTCGGCAAGAAGCGAGCGCTCGGCCGCATGCGGGTCGCGATGAACGCGCCCGCACCCCGCACGCTGCGCGATGACTCGATCGAATGCCTGCGCGTGAACCGCATCACGCACCTACAGGAAGAGCTCGACCGTGAGACGCGCGCGTGGGTGCGCAAGGAGATTCGCGCCAAGATCGCCGAGCTGAAGGACAGCGGATGCGCCTAGCTATTCCCTACGAGCCGCGCGACTGGCAGCGCGAAGCGCACACGCGCATGCGCCGCTTCAACGTGCTGGTGCTGCACCGACGCGCCGGCAAGACCGAGCTCGCAATGATGGAGCTGCTCGACCGCGCGCTCCGGTTCACCGCCCCGCTCGGCGTGTTCGTCTACGTGGCGCCGCAGCTCAAACAGGCGAAAGCTGTCGCCTGGGCACGTCTGAAGCAGATCGTTGCACCGTTCCTGCAGACCGGCCACGTGTCGGTGAACGAGTCGGAGTTGTCGATCAGCTTCAAGCACAACGGCGCGCTGATCCGGCTGTTCGGCGCCGACAACCCCGACGCGCTCCGCGGCCTGCGTCTCGACTTCGCCGTGCTCGACGAGGTCGCGCAGATGAAGCCCGAGCTCTGGTTCGAGGTCTGCCGGCCGGCGCTTGCAGACCGCGAAGGCGGCGCGCTGTTCATCGGCACCGTCAAGCGCGTCGACCTGTTCAGCCAGATCTACCACGTCGGGCTCGAACGCATGAACGAGGGCGACGACTGGTATGTCGGACTCTGGACCTGCTACGAGACCGAGGGCCTGTCCACCCGCGAGATCGAGGAGATGCGCAGCACGATGTCCGAGCAAGCCTTTGCTCGCGAGATGCTCTGCGACTTCTCGGCACAGGGCGACGACCAGCTGATCTCGCTGAACGACGTGCAGCTGTCGGGCGCTCGCAGCTACCAGCCCGGCGACATCGCCGCGTCGCCGATCGTGCTCGGCGTCGACGGCGCCCGGTTCGGCAACGACCGCTCGGTGATCGTGCGGCGCCAGGGCTTGCAGATGTTTCAGCCGATCGTGATGCGGAACCTCGACAACATGCAGCTCGCCGCGCGCGTCTCGCAGGAGATCGAGCAGCACAAGCCGCACGCCGTGTTCGTCGACGCCGCCGACGCCGGCGTGATCGACCGGCTGCGCATGCTCCACTATTCGATCACCGAGGTGCCGTTCGGCGGCAAGGCAGCCAAAGAAGAGCTCTACATCAACAAGCGCACCGAGATGTGGTTCAAGATGCGCGACTGGATCAACGCCGGCGGCGCGATCCACGACGAGCTCACGCTCAAGCAAGAGCTCGCCACGCCGGTCTACGAGTTTGACGCGCGCGGCCGTTACAAGCTCGAATCCAAAGACGACATCCGCGAGCGCCTGCCCGAGGCCGGATCGCCCGACATCGGGGACGCGCTGGCCCTTACGTTCGCCGCGGATCTGCCGCCGCCGAACATCCACGTCGACTACGACCCGACGCACCCGTTCGCGCCGCCGGTGGCGCAGCGGCCACGCAACGAGCGCAAGGGCACCTACCACCCGCTGGAGCACTGGCGGCAGCGGCGCTAGGGGCCCAAACGCGCGCGACCCTGTGGCAGTTTCTGCGCTCGTGGACGTGCGAATCGACAAGCTGCGCTGTTGCGACATGCAAGAGCACGGGCTCGCTCTGCTTGAGGCAAACGCGCAGGAGACTGGGCACCGCGAGCTCGACGTAGAGTGGAGCAGCTACTACCGGGCAGAAGCCCGGCACAACCTGCTCATGTTCGGCGCGTGGGTCGACGAGGAGCTGATCGGCTACGTGATCGGCTTCTACTTGGACAACCATCCGCAGCACGCGAACTGGGCGCACGTGCACGTCGACGCCTTGTTCGTTCGCCCCGACTACCGCGCGCGGTCGTCGGCGGGGCTGCAGCTGATGTCCACGATGAGCAGGGCGGCAAAGTCGCTACGCGCGACGTCGGTGCTGTGGGCAGCGAAAGTCGGGACTGGGTTCGAGCACGCGCTCGACAGCCACGGCCGCTACCGCAAGGTCGAAGTGATCTACGAGGAGCAACTCTGATGGGTATTGGCGCAGGGACGGCAATGTTGATCTCGGCCGCGGTGGGTGCGGCTACGGCGGGCTCGCAGATGGTGATGCAGAAGCAGGAAGGCGACAAGGCTGCGAAGCGCGCGCAGGAAGAGAAGGCCGCTGGCGAGTCTGCAATGGTGTCGCAGAAGCGCGAAGAGGACATGGCGAACCGGGCGGCGCAGCGTGAGCAAGCCGATCCGATGGCGATCCTCGAAGCCGAGCAAGACGCTGCCGGCACGATGAACCGCACGCGCCTGAGCGGGCAGGGCGGCGTCGACCCCGAACAACTTCGCTTGGGCACCGCTGCCCTGCTGGGAGAGTAAGCCATGGCCGCAGCCGCCGAGTTCAGGAACAAGAGTGGGCAGACTCTGGTTCAGCAGATGCAGGACCGGTGGCACCGGCTCGACACAATCTTCAGCTCGTGGAAGAGCCACGGCATGGAGATCTCACGCAACTACCTTCCGTGGTCCGGCCGGTTCTGGGTCGAGGACCGCAACGAAGGGTGGATGCGGAACCAGGACATCATCGACAACACGCCGCAGCGCGCGATTCAGATCTTGTCCGCGGGCCTGACCGCGGGCGCGAGCTCGCCGGCGCGGCCGTGGTTTCGCATGGGCGTGCGCGACCCTGAGCTCGCGCGCAAGCACGACATCCGCGTCTTCCTCGACGACGTCACGCGCATCATCTTGAAGACGTTTGCCGGCTCGAACGTCTACCGCGCGCTGCAGCAGATCTACACCGACTGCCCGCTCTACGGCACCGCGGCGGCGATCCTCGTGCCGCACCCGGAGCGGATCGTGCACATGCACGTCCTGCCGTTCGGCCAGTTCCGCGCGGCGTCCGGCCCCGACGGTGACGTGCAGACGCTCTACCGCGAAATGGAGATGTCGGTCGCGCAGGTTGTGCGCGAGTTCGGCATCGACAAGGTCAGCGACCGCGTCCGCACCCTGGCCGAGAACAACGGGCAAGACGAGCCGGTGACTGTCCGGCACGCGATCGAGCCGCGCATCGACCGTGACTTCCGGGCGCGCGACAACAAGAACATGCCGTGGCGCTCGATCTACTGGGAGGTCGCGCAGCAGCCCGACCGCACCAGCAAGGTGCTGCGCGAGTCGGGCTTCAACCGGTTCCCGGCGGTCGTGCCGCGGTGGTCGCTGATTCCCGGCGACGACTACGGCAGCGGGCCCGGCATGAACGCGCTCGGCGACGTGATCCAGCTGCAGCAGGAGCAGTTCCGCAAGAGCCAGCTGATCGACTTCGCTGCTGACCCGGCGATGCTGCTGCCGTCGGACATGAAGAACCAAGAAGTCGATCTGGCGCCCGGCGGCAAGAACTACACCGACGCGACTGGTTCAAACCGGGGCGGCCCGCTGTGGCAGGTCGGGCAACAGCTGCAGCCGCTTCTGATGGACATCCAAGACGTCCGGCAGCGCATCAACAGCTGCTGGTTCGCGGACATGTTCCTGATGATCGCGAACACCGACAAGAACATGACGGCAACCGAGGTCGCCGAGCGGCACGAAGAGAAGCTACTCATGCTCGGGCCTGCGCTCGAACGCTTGCACAATGAGCTCTTGGAGCCGCTCGTCAACCTCACATTCAACTACTTGTTG